AGCACATTACCCGACAAGGTAATCGTAGATGTTTCACCTGCGGAGTATGTCTTGGTTTGAGTTCCAGCAGTCACAGAAATATTGTTTAACTGTGTTTGTATACTACTGGTCACACCATCCACATAGCCCAACTCTGTAGCTGTAAGACCAGCAGGAATGCCATCTAATACGTTTACCTCTGCTGCCGTAGCCGTGACATCAGACACCTGAGATAAAGTAATGCTTGTTGCAGTAGGTGCTACGTTTGCCCAAGAAGAGCCTCCGTATACCTTCATCACATTGGAAGACGTATTGAAGTAAATCGCACCAGTAACTAGCGCGTTGCCATCGTTGTCTACTGTTGGGTCACTCGACTTAGCACCTAGATACCTATCATCAAATTCATCGTATTTATTTGCCGCATCTGTGGCTGATGAAGCAGCCGAAGTAGCACTTCCTGCCGCTGCTGTGGCACTCGTCGCTGCATTAGTTGCCGATGTCCCTGCCGCTGTTGCAGAGTTACCCGCGTTTGTTTCGGACGTAGCTGCATTAGTGGCGCTGGTTGCCGCCTCGCTAGCCTTGGTTGTTGCTGTGGTTGCGCTAGAAGCCGCTGCTGTAGCACTGCTTGCTGCGTTAGTCGCAGAGGTTGCAGCAGCCGTTGCCGAGTTCCCGGCATTGGTCTCTGAAGTTGCAGCCGCAGTAGCTGAGCTGGCCGCAGCAGTTGCGGAGTTGCCCGCGTTAGTTGCCGAGGTTGCGGCAGCAGTAGCGGAGTTGCCTGCATTGGTCTCAGAGGTTGCCGCATTTGTGGCAGACGTTGCTGCTTCGCTGGCCTTTGTAGTAGCGGTAGTTGCACTTGAGGCAGCACTAGTTGCGCTTGAAGCTGCCGCTGTTGCACTGTTTCCAGCATTCGTTGCAGATGTAGCCGCATTCGTTGCAGAAGTAGCCGCTGCTGTCGCTGAGCTTGCCGCTGCCGTAGCACTCGCCGCTGCCGCCGCTGACGTACCTACCCAGTAACTGCCTGAGCTGGCTGGGACGTTACCCGTGTTGCTGTTTTGCAAGCTGGTGTACAAGATGCCATCTGTGCCTACCACATTCTCGTGGATAGCGTAGGTCCGAGTAGATAACCACGCAAAGGCTATGCTTGCCCAGTACGCTGTAGCACTGGCTGGATTATTATTCAGGTTGCTGTTCTGCAGGCTCTGATACTGGAGATTGTTGTAAGTAACAACTGCTCCAGTTTGATAGGTTATCCCGGCGTTCCATTCTACCGAGTATAGAAGCGTCCAGTATCCTGACGTAGACGTAGGATCGTTGTTCTGGTTGCCTGCGGCGAGAGATCGGTAGTATTGACCATCGCCACCCAATACCACAGCATCAGCACTGTATATCTTCGTAGCTACCCAGCCGTCACCAAATACACTAGCCGTCTGACCTATCGGGTCACGAACCAGTATCTGTACATCATTCTTGTCTACCAGTATTGCTTTAGCAGTACCGCTGAAGAATATGTTTGGTTGCCTACCAGCCGCAGTTAAGATAACTGGATTGGTGTTAGCGATAGTCTGGTTGATGTCGCTGAAGGTATCCTTGAGAGTAGTCGTTCCCGTCTCGTAGAAATATATCTTACCGCTGCTTAGCGGATCGCCTGCGTCATCAAAGTATTGTGCGTTTATCTCGCCGAATCTAGCCATTATTCGTTACCTATATCTGATCGAAGCTAAGCAGAAGCTCTCTCATTGCCCTAATTTGGGATTGCTCGTCCCTGCCCAGAGCTGCATCTGCGGCTCTTCTAGCCGTTGCCCTTGCAACATTTGCGTATGCGCCCGCTCTACTCTGAGACTGACCAACAGCTTCACCAATTTGACCAGAAAAGCTAGTGGGAGCCTCTGTGCCAAACATTTTATCTAGCTCTATTGTAAAAGCTGTTTGATTAATTACATCATCATCAAATTTGCCGCCATACTTATTGCTTAGAGTTTGCATTTCATCTATTGAGTCAAGCAGAAGGGCTCTATATTGAGCATTTGATCCAAGTCCTCGCAATCTAGTACCTAATGCCCTAGCAGCACTTGAGCTATCATAATTAACAGTTCCCATTGCGTCCTTGAAGTTATCAAGCGCGTCTATAGTTTCAGCATACTGCTGATTTGCAGCCCTATATCCTTCAAAATTTTCACTTAAAACTTCATTTAGGTCACGCCGCAATCCTTTGACTATATTTAATGTTTCGCCTGTCAATGGCTTTTGCAAATTTTGCGTACCATAAGTAACAAGCTCATCAATATATTTCTTCATTTTGTGAATCTCATAGGCGTCTATGTTTCTTCCTTGAGACATCCTTTTCACAATATTTTTCAAGACACGTTCCGCGCCAGAAATGCCAGCAATATCCGCAGCGGAGAAATCTAAAGTTAAATCAGGCTTTACTGTTACTCCAATCTCATCTAGTGCGCCAACAAAGTTATCTACAGCAGAGCCAAAATCAACACGATTTCCTTTTAGGTTATTTCTTGCATAACGGTCAATACTTTGACCTGCTTGCCTGTTAGCTTTCAACACCGATTTGTATCTGTCTAACATAGACTGACCAGCTATATCTGTGCTTCTATCAAGCATTTTTGATCTGGTGTCTTGGCGGCCTCTTTCCATTCTAGTCATAGACTCAAGCATATTTCGCCTGTCTTGAGGACTAGACTCTCTTATCATTGCTACCAATCCTTCATCCCATCCGCTTCTTAAAGCAGCTGTTTGTGGAGGACTAACAACTGCCTGCATCTGCGGTCTTGGTTGAACCGGGCCTTCTGGGCCAACTGTTGTAGTAGCTCCAGATGGATCTTCCTCTAGTCTGTATGGCGCGGTTCTGACATTAATTGCTTCTATGCCTCCGCTCTCAATGTCTTGCGCCGCCTGCCTTCTTGCTGGAGTTTGAACGGTTCTTCTAATCCTGCCAACTTCTTCGGCTGCGCCTGTTCCAACATCTGAGAGGAGCCTTCCTCCTTGTCTTGTAGCAGCAGTGCTACCTCCTCCAATCAAACCAATGTTTGCTATAGCCTCTATATTTCTTGCGGCTCTTGGATACTGCTCAGCAAACTCTTGATATTGTTCGCCTCCTGATTGAAGTGCGCTTTTGGCGTACCTCATAAGAGGTTGATCCATAAATATGCCTAGCTGATTGATTACCTCATCTTCCAAAACGTCTGGAGTTATGGCAGACACGCCTCTTCCCACATACCCAAGACCTTCTCCTATAAGATCACCAAGATAGGCCGGAACCTGACTTCCGGCTTGCAATATTGCTTCCTGTGGTGTCTGCTCGCCTCTTAACGTAGCGCCAAAAGCCTCTCTAACATTTTGCATTCGTGGCCCTTCGCTAGTTGCAAGAGTCTCTAACCCTTTCTCGGTAGCACCGAGGAACGCTCTACCTGTAGGGCCAATGCGAGGCTGTTCAGGCGTATCAGTTATGCCCAACTCGCGCTTGACTGTGGCTTGAATAACGTCAAGGCTCGTATTTGGAGGAAACTTTAAAATACTACCATCTGGCAGTTCTGCGATAATATCTTCTTCCATTTGCTAATCCGGTATTGGGTTGCCGTTTTTGTCAAATCGTATGACTCGCGTGCCAGTAGGTTGTCCCGCAGGCTGCTGAACCGATGACATTACCGCGCTAAGATCAAACGCCAACAAATCTTCAATATCTTGCGCTGTTGCTTCATCACCCTCTTCTCTGGCTCGCTGTATGCCTCTTCTTGCAGTGTTTTCTGCAATGGCTAACGCCTGCCTGAGAAGACTTCTGTTTACTTCGTTATTCTGACTAAACCTAGCAGATATATTCTCTAATCTGCGCCCTTCGTTTTCTGTAAATGCTGCGCCAAAAGTTTCTCTTAATTGACTAAGTACAGCTCGGCTCAAATTTTGAGATAACTCTCCAACATCTGCGCCAGTAACATCAAAAAAGTCTGTAACAGCCAACTTGACATCAGCGAAGGTTCCAGTATCAACACGATCAAGAAGATCAAGCGATCTCCTCAAGACCGCTGTTGATTCTGCTGCGGGAACAGCTCTGTCAATCAATTCTCTTGCAGATTCAGCCGCACCTTTAGCTCTCTCTACTCCGGTAGCCACATCAGACTCGTATACAATTCCTGACTGTATTGCGGCATCAAGAACACGCTGCTTTTCAGCGGCGTCAGTTATCAACCTACCAGTTCTATCATAAACTTCAGGAGGCCCAACTCTAGGCTTGGTGACAAATGTTCCATCCTTGTAGTTGATGGTTTTTGCAGCACCCATCCTGCCCTCAAAACCTCTGTAGCTCATGAATTCCTGATAGTCAGGAGTTCCCGGTGTTAATCCAGCGGATTCTGCCTGCAATTGCAATGATCTAAATGTTGAAGGTACTTGACCGCCAAACGGCTCAATCATTCCCGTCCTGACACCCATTTCTACCGTAGAGTCAATCTGCGGCAAAATGGCATCAAACCCTCCAGACATAAGGCTATCTGCTAAGCGCATTGTAGATGTAGTGTCTGCTCCTATTTGTTGCAGCAACTGTACCCGATCACCGAGGATATCCATTGCCTGTCTGCTGTCTCCGGTTTTAGCCAACTGCTGTATTTTTAGAGCATCCTGAGCTGCAGATTTTGTGAGCGCATCTTCTAACTGCAAGCCGCCCATAACATTCTGCATTCTTTGTTGCTCTTCAGCTCGCATCTGCTGCTGAAACTGCGGGCCTTGACCTGTGTACGCAGCCTGCAATCCCTGCAATACAGTGCTTAGCTTTGGGCCTTGCTGCTGTGTAGGCATTCTGCCGCCTAGCAATGATAAGTTGTCAGCCATTACGCTAATCCTTGAATCATAGACATATTTGCCATTGGAGAAACTTGAGGCGCAGTCATTACGCTGCTATTCATTGGGTTAGAAAAATAGCCCGGAGCAAACCCAGAACCTATTCTAAAAGTGCTTTGAGCTGCCTGCTCGCTTGGGAACATTTCAGCTATTTGAGTGCCAACTACAGCACCGCCTAATGCACCAGCCAAAGGGCTCTGACCGACAAACGTCTTCGCTTGCGGAGTGCCAGCAAGCTGAGAACCTATGTTGCTATAGCCTTGAGCCTGCAACTGCGCTAATTCGGTTTGTGCTGCCGCATCACCCAGAGCGGCTGATTGCTGTAACTGGTTTATATAATTGGTCTGGGCCGCAATCATAGGAGCCGTACCAGCGCCTTGTGCTTGCTGTAAATCAGCCATCTGAGATGATGTTGTGCCAATCATTCTATCGAACTGCTCGCCTGCGCGAGTCCTCATGCCTGCTACGTTAAGCCCTGTCTGAGCAGCAAGGTCGGCTGCGCGAGTACCTATGCCTAACGCAATATTGGATCGTCCAGCACCTAGCCCAGTTCGTAAATCAGCTTCGCTAACACCCAACTGTTGCGCTAAGTTAGCCAACTGCGTACCTTGCTGAGTAGCTGCCTGCAGTCCAGAAGTACCGCCAAGCACACCTAAATTAGCAAGCTGCTGAGCGCCACCTGTAGCGATATTAGCCGCACTGCCTCTAGCGCCCAGACCTTGAGCTGACAGCGCTTGAAGATTACCTATCTGATTTTGTAAGTCCTGCGAAGCCAATCCAGTTCCGTACCGGGCCAGCTCTTTCATGACATTACCACCACCAACGCCGCCTCTAGCGGCTGCGGTGCGGAGAGCTGCCTGTTCACCCTGCTCTCGTAGGAATTGCATCTGTGGGCTTTCTTGATAAGCCTGCTGGAATGCTTCTGGGCCTAACGCTCCAGAGAGTGCCAGTTGCTGTTGTAGCGCCTGACCACCAGCCTGAGCGTATGGATCAAACATACCCTCTGCTCGCTGGAACCCTGACTCAATGTCAGCTCTAGCGCCTCCCAGAGCTTGCTGGAGAGCGCCTATGCCTGTTTGAGTACCCTGCATGATATCTTGTCTAGCTTGGCCTATACCGCCTCTCAGGGCTCCTATGCCACCCATTGTGCCAGCAGTTAGCTCTCTTCCTGCTGCGCCTGCGGTAGTTCCCAAAAGCCCTGTAGCCCTTCCTGCGCCGCCTAACGCAGCTTGTTCTGCTGCTGCCAAACCTATAGGTAGCTGTGGGCCAGCCATACCGCCTGTTTGTGCGTTTCTTAAAAGGTTGGGATTGTTTGCATCCGGTACCGTAGTCACAGGTTGCGAAACAACCGGAGCAGGCGCAACTGCGGGAGGTTGCGAAACAACCGGAGGAGGCGCAACTGCAGGAGGCGGGACTCTTTCTGCTCTCATGCGATCAAACGCGCTGTTCACAAAATCAAGCCCTAAACCATACTGGTCAGCTACCTGTTGAGCGGTTGTTGCTCCAGACGCTAAATCATCAAACACCTGATTCTGTATTCTGCCAAGATTGTTGTTAACGTAATCAACGCTAACGCCATATTCTTGAGCAACCTGCTGTGGAGTCTTCGCACCGCTTGATAGCTCACCCACAGCCCTGTTTATATCTTCTTGTGTAAATGCTGGGCGAGATGTATCTATCACCTTATCAAGAGGTCGAGTAGGAGTATTAACAGGTTCAGACTGCACCTGCTTCTCAATAACCTGCTGGATAGGAGGCGCATCAGTTATAACCTGATCATAAGCCTGTCTCGCAACTGCTGGGTCAACACCCATAACATTTGCAATGTAGTTAAGATCAGCGCCGACATCATCAATAAGCCTAGCGATCTCTGGGACCGTGGCATTTGGCGTAGACTTTATGAAATCGAGAACAATAAACTCGGCTTCTCTTACGCCCTCTGTATCTTCTCGCTTGCCTCTCATCATAACGGTATCTGCCCATCGCTTTGAAATGTCAGCATTGCTTGTTGCATTTGATCAACTGGCGCGGCTGCTTGTTGTGTGGCTTGTTGTGTGGCTTGTCCCTGACCGCCCGGAACAGGAGTAAACTGCATAGGCTCTGGATTCATAAGCGGATCAAGCACACCGTAATCTAACTGACCGCCGACATTCTGTGCTTGCGGCATATATCCTAATGAACCAGTTCCGAGTATTGCAGACATACGAAAAGGAACCGCCTCAGCGATTCGCTGCTGGGCCATATAGTTGCCTTCTCGGAATTGCTCTAGCTGTGGTCTAAACATAGAACCAGCCAAAGCTAGCGCCCTGTTTGCGCTTTCTTGCCGAATATCCTGAGAACGCTGATATGCTGGAGCTAATGGCTCTAACGCCTTTTGACCAAACTCTCTGATCAATGCCATTTGCTCTGCTCTCTGTTGAGCAGATTGAGCGGCAGCTTCCTCGCCTATCTTATTGGCATCTCTTTGGCCCATATAACCAAGAGCCGTGCCGCCTATTGCCGCCAATCCCTTAGCGCCTCCGAGAGCGCCAGCTATGCCCTTTCCTGCCGCAATTAAGGGTCCCAAAAATGCCGCCATAATATTCTCCTAAACCGCTATCCAGCCGCGAGTACGGTCACCGCCGATCTCTGGCTGCATCTTTCTATATTGAATTGATCCCGCGCTTCCAGTGGTGTCGAGATATAAACTAAATTGTACCGCTTCAACTACACCCTCTGGGCTTCCTGCACCCGTTATCGGTATAGACAACGCCGCTTCCTGCGTAAACTGCCTGAATGGCTGCTCCATCGTGCCATTAGCATCAACTATCGGCTGAGCCGCGTTTAGCTTATAGCTCATTGCGTTGCCACAATGTCAGCAGTCATCTGTATAAATACTGGCTTTACAGGCTCGCTCATCGTAAATCTAAAAAGCTCAAACCGTGAAGCCCTGCCGTTTCGGTTCCATATCACCCTGCGGTTGTACTCGCCAACCTTACCAATGCTGCGGTATCTGGCATCTGACCATATTTTACCATCTACAGACCGCTCTAATCCCACTTTCGGGTCCACAGCAGACGAATTACCTACACCGCTTTCAACTGTAAGCTCTAACTCTGGGAGTACAAACGAATCCATATTGTTTTGAAACGGCTGAGTTACGATAGTTCTGCGAATCTCAGTGTTATATTCTGTGTACACATTCTGGTCTAACAGGCCAACCCTTCCATCTACCAGATCGCCAGCCCACAATTGATTGTATGCACGGACCAAAGCGTTTACCCGATACGCACCTAGAGCGCCATCAACAAATGACTTCCTTTCATGCCATCGCTTGCTGATCGTGTCATAAACCAACGTAGTGCCGGGTAGCGCAAAGCCAACAAAGTAAGCACCTTTTTCTGCATACGCCCAGCTATATATATCCAGTATCTGGGCCTCAGTAAGAGCGCTTAGCTCTTTGTCTATCGCAGTGGTAGATATCTTGGCTACGCTGTTACCGTTTAGCGCCCAGATCGCAGGCGACTCATTCGCACCAGCACCAACAAACACAAACGTATCCTGTATTGACTGAATGCTGAACGGGCTCGATATGCCCTTGCTCAAAAACAACCCAGTACGCTGAAACGGAAAGTCAGCGCCGCCAATGTTCTGAAATGCTTCTATCGTCTGCGAACCGCCGATAAATAGCTGGTTCTTGAAAACTATCGGAGCAACGATTTCATCTGGGTCCGACTCTGCAGTGCCGAAGTCTAGCGCGTTATACGCCAAACCATCATTCAATGCGCTGACAATAAACTTCTTGGTGTCTGTCGTTAGGCAGAAAAATCCGTCAATAAAAACAACCTGCTGCGGATTACCGTTAGCCGTAAAATCAGAATCAGTAATCTGAGCAAAAGTATTAGCAACGTGATTGTAGATGTATCCAGCACCGCCCGGAACCAACAGTAATAACTGCGTTCCGTTATCGGCCATTGACACCCTGCCACTACCACCTATCGACACATTGCTTCTTGTTGTAAGAGTGTAGTCCTCTGCCATACTGTACAGGTGACCGCCGATCAAAAAGTAAGGCACACCATTCATCTCATGTGCGCCACGGCAGTTATCTAATTCACTTGCGTTAGCAACCTGGGTAAGTCCGGGAGTGCCGAAGAGAGTCTCCTGATTCAACGCAGGAGCCTGAGCTATGTTTGGGTATAAGTTAGTGCATTCCTGCGCTGATATCGGCAGAGAATCGCTCTCATAGTACCCGTTAGCTATTGGCAGGATGACTTTTGGCATTAATTAACTAATCCAAGAATTGCATCAGTAACTACCACATTATCTGTGCTGGTCGCGTTGCCAACATACAATTCAACGTAATCATTTTGAGCTAAGGACACATTGAAAAACGTAGAGCAGTTTGCCGTTTGCGCCGTGTCTACTTCTCTAACAATTTTAGATCCAGCCTCTACCGTGCCATTCTTGGCAATCTGTATAAACAAGTCTTGATTGTTTGCAGACGCAGGCTTAATAGTAGCGGTAACGTGGACAGCAACCACTCTCGTTACTGTTCCGTTGTAGACAATCTTTCCTGTCGTGTCTCCGGTAAAACCTGACTGTATACCTACCGTAAATGTACCCGCAGCTTTCACTGGCGTTCCTGCCGTTCCAATGGTCGTTGCGGTAGAGTTACCCTGAATATGCACCTGAGCATACGGCAGTGCATCTGCTGAGATTGTGACGTAGTTGCTTGTTGACGTAAGGCTTATGCCGTCACCTCCAACGATACTCGCAATGTCAGGAGTCGCGTCAGTAGTGTTAAGCAACAAAGGAGCGCCAGTAGAATCAGCGGCAAAGTTATGCTTTATCTCTACGCCGTTCTGCGCAGATACACTAGCCAATATGCCAGCGCCGCTCTCGATGTTTCTAATTTTGTTTACTGAGCCATCAATGTCTAATACTGCAATCCCGGTAGCTGCACCAGATTGCGTGATAGATCCTGTAACACCGAGCCCGCCAACAAAGTTAGCGTATGTGATCTTGTAGTTTGTGCCGTTTACGAAATAATCCATAAACGCGCCAGCGTCTACCGAAGTCTTCGCAACAAAATCTGACTTTTTCCTGCCCTGCGATCTATCAACCATTTGTATTAAGCTCCAATCCTATCGCGCCAGTAGATTCGGCCAATATTTCTTCTTCAGACTCTGGGTAAAAATGTCCGGGAAAGCCAAACAACGTATCTTCGTTGCCTGAACCAATCGGCAGTGTTGCAGGATTCTTGCTCTTACCTAATGTCTGCCCTAACAGGCGCATTGTGTTAAAACCATCCCGCGCAGCCTTCACCAAGCCTTGAGAGATCACGCCGTTATAGTCAGGCGCAACCTCTATAGCCATATTGGCAATCAAGCCTCTCAGGGCGCCTGTGGGAATCGTTACATCATCACCTAAGTCTGAGACCTCTGTGTACCCTAGCTGGATACCCTGAGCGTCTAGCTCGGTCATGTAGGCATTCATAGAAAATATGAAATCATTATACTCATCAGGCTGCAGCGGTGCTTCGCTGGCCTGTACTAGAATTCTTTGTAAGGATGCCTTTGCAACCTGCGCGACAGTAGCCATTATTCGTATGTTGGTCCTTTCTTCTTAGCAGTACGCGCACTCTGTCGGAATGCGCCAGCAGTAGGCGCTCCAGCGCTTCCCGGCGATCTCATGCGCTCAGGTGTTCTGCCTTGCGCTTTTTGCCGCTTTATCCTTTTCCGCTTCTTGTGGATGTTGGAATATAGACCATCACTCATACTTAGCACCCTTGCTCTTCATCGACTTAGCGCCTTTACACTTCCAGCGCTTGCGACTCAAGTTGTTAGGAGTATTGGGATCGTTCTGCTTTTCTTTTGGCAATCTTTTCTTGATGCCAAGAGACCGGGCGCAATAGGAATCACCCTTACTTGTACCCGGCTTGACTCTCGGACCACCTCCTTTAGCTTCGCCAGCCTGCCCGTAGGAGACTCGCTTGCCACTTTTGGTGACCTTAACTTTAGCTTTGCCTTTTCTCGGTTTAGCCATAAAAAAATTGGGAGCCGAATACTAAACAGCTCCCATAACGTCTCAAGGGATTATGCTACGCCGAAGCCTTGACCAGCCATAAACGGATTGAATGTTGCGTATGCAGGCAACAAGTCAAAACGAATCTTCTGGGTGTTGGCATCACCATCTGCGTACTTACTAACTCGGATGCTCATACCGTCTTCGGTAGTCGCAATAGTGTCAGTAGAGTACAGCTTAGGCAGCTTGACAGTACCCATACCGAAAGCCTGCTTAGTGAAGAACAGGTTTGGTTGGTACAGGGTAGCACTGGCACTAAGAACGGTAACAACCGCACCGTTAGCAGGTGCAGCGTCAACAGTGTTGTACTGACCGTTAGCTTCGTAGATCGCAGGACCAGCAACAACAAGGTTGCCAGCACCACTACCGTTAAGCGTAACGTCAGCAGTTACAACGCCTGTCCACGGCACGTTAGCGCCAGAAGCGTCAATCATAGCTGTGCGAGTGTCTAGGTTTAGACGGTTCACATCAGCGATTGTAATCATGTCACCAGCCTTAACTACCATATTTGCTTGGAGAGCAGTAACGGCAATAGTCTGAGTCATAGTGTCTTTCGCTGTCACATAAGTAGCATCAGGAGCTGCAGACAGAGTACCAGCACGGTCAGCGCCAGTGCCAGCAGTAAAGCTGGAAAGAGCGTTAGATGTCAGCGCTCGCATACCACCAAAGTTCTGCGATACTTGTGCGTTCTCCCAAGCGGTACGAACCAACTGATCTGAAGCATTCAGACCTTGCTGTACGTTAGCAAGTGCGCTAGTTGTGAAAGGATTCATCAGGTAGTAGCGTTCTGCAGCAGCAGGTACGCCGATAGAATCCATCAGTGCACCAGCACCAGCTACATCTCCCCAAGCATCAACAGCCTGACCGTGCGCACCATACTTCAGAGATGCGTTCTTGAGCATAAAGCTCGCAAGGTCAATCTCCAAATCGGTTACGATTCGTCGTGCCATTGGGTTAAGGATTTGCTCCAACTGGTCGAGTTCCAGAGCCTCTTCGACGTTTCCCCACTCAGTGGCTACGGTGAAGTAGTTCTGTACAGTACCAGTTGCTTTACCAGCAATGATGTCTGACTTGGTAGACGATGAAATGTCACCGCCAGAAGTACGGATAGAGTTGTAGTCATGTGGACGCTTGAAGTCTACATTGCTACCACTTGATGGGTTGAATTTGCCACTCAGGAGTTGAGTGTCAACGGTCTTTGTTACAACCCGGCTGGACTCGAATGCCTCTAAAAAGACACGGGCCACTTTCCGGGTGACGTTGCTATTAAGATTATTAGCCATTTTCGGATCACCTCATTCATTCAAACATTGCTCCTTTCGGTCCTCGCGCTTTAGGCGCAACACCAGCTTTTGCTGGCTGATTAACCGGATCAGGAGCGGCATTTACTTTAGGTTTCAATGCAGCAGCCTTTTCTCGTACATGAGTTGCTATCCTCACCGCAGCTTGCGCCGGACTCATAGACCGGATGGTGTCTAGCTCGGTTACGTTCTGACTGAGGTACTTTGTTATAGCTGGTCCCAGATCGTCCTCTAAAATATAGTTGACTACATCATCCGAGATGCCAAACGCAGCAACAGAATTACCCGCTGCCTGTAACTCTTCATTCGTAATACCAAGCTGGACAGCTCGCTGCGAGTAGGTAGATACCTTCTCGTTCAAAGCCTCCTGCTGTTTCATTGCCTGCTCTTGTTGCAAACGCTGTGCTTCCTGTTGTTGGAAGCGCTGCTGTGCATCAAATGCAGCCTGTCTAGCTATGGCTTCATCGCGCATTCGGAGCTGTTGCTGATACTCCTGATCACTCAGGGCATACGGGTCCGGCTCCTTCGGCACGTTTGGCCTTTCCTGCTTTGGCATCTGCTGCTCAAGGCTTGATAAACGCTGTTTTAGCTCTTCAGCTTCTCGCTCTTTTTCCCTGAGCTTGAAAACTTTCTCGGCTATAGCTTTATCAAACGCCTCTTGCTGCCTATCGTCAAAGACAGGTTTGGTTTGTTTTTCCTGAGCCTCCTCAGTATCCGGTGATGAGTCGGAGCCAGTTTCCTGACCTTCGGTTTCTACGTCTTCAAGCTCTATTTCAGCCTCATCGACAATATCTTCCTGTTCCATCTTACCTTCCATAAATGCCGTCAAATAAACGGTGACGTTCCGTGCCTCCAAGTAAGCGTGGAGTTCGCTGTAGCCTAACTATACCACATATTGTGGTTTTGCAAGCAATTATTGCAAATGCACTTGTTTAACACTTTCGTAAACTTTGCTACAATAATCCTATGAAAATTAAAACTAATAGTTCTTTAAGCCTTGATTGGTACGAAGCGGTTGATAGCGATTGGCAAAACTTTGAGAACGCCGATCTACTCAACCAGTTGATGATGGACGATGGCGTAGTCTCTGATGACCGATTCATAATTTGTAAGCATTATGAAGAGTTACGGTCTGACCAAACCTCTTCTGACTAAATCATCTACCATATCTTGCGTAATGATTCCGTGACCTCCGGGAAGGAAGGCTTTCATCGTTGGGCTAGAAAGTGAGCCTCCTATCGGGAAGTCTCTGCCCGCATCTAACTGCTTCTGCCTAAAATCGTAAAATCCTTTATCTTGTGTCCCAGCCATAGGATTAAACTCAAATATATTGACCTTTTCAGTATCTCTTAATGCGCCTAATGGCCTACCCATTAACGCCGACTCATAAGAAGGATGATCTGAATCTAAAAACCTTTTGTCAGCAACGGCTTGCGGGTCAAGCTCATAGATCATGTCTATATCACCAAATACCGGATCAAATTGAGTTGGATCAGTAACAATCGCTCTGGCTTGCGACCTGCTTAATGATCCAGCGTCTCTAAACTCATCTAACGCCTTTGTAACCGCCTTCCTACCTCCTCCAAGCTCTTTAAGGTACTTAGGAGTAGCGTTATCAATACCAACCCAATCAGGAATTGGCCTCATATCATCTTTTTTGCTTCCTGTGCCTTCTCGGATACGCCTATCTAGTGCAATTTTATCTGACCTGCTCATAACTTGCTGAGCATACGGAACCATTATGTCCGTGCTCATTGTTGCGAAGTCTGGGCTTGCTGGCCTCATTCCAAAAGGAATGAATGCTACTGGCCTGCCTCCGAGAGCTTGAGCCGCCTCTGCTCTGTTTAGCTGACCCATTACAGCTCCGGGCGCTGAAGCGAACGCTATTCCTCTTTCTAAATTCTGAGGCTGTAAGCCAAAATATTTACCGCCTCGCATTACCGCGTTTACTGGAACGTCATTTACTGAAGTTACTGTTTCTAGGCCGCTTCGTGATGTATCGGACATACCCGTGATAAATGGTCTATCAACCAAATCCTCTGCACTCACAATCGGAGCGGAAGAGATAACTGGGTCAGTCATTTCAACAGTCATTTCATTTACTGATTTAGGATCGCCAACTCTCATCAACAATTCTGTATCTCTCGTTACTTCCGGGATGTCTCCTCCAAAGTAACGGCGTAAACTTGACCCGCCTGTCTTGATGCCTTTTGCCGCAGCATCACCGACAACAGGTATTATGCCAGCAGCTAAAGCCGTAGTGTCTACAGCCGTGCCTATCAGGTCACCCGAGCCAATAGACTGACGCAGGTCTCCTACACCAACCGCATCGCCTACGCCGGGAATGAAGTCCATCGCTCCTACCGCAGTATCTACTAGCTGGCCTGTGCGATAGCCTTCTCTGCCTGCAATATTGCTACCGCCAAAGAAGTCATTTAGAGCTGATCTTGCGGTCTCTCTGAACGCAGGATTGAACGGATTGATTGATGTAGGCGCAGTCATCACGCTCTGATTGGACGGCACAGGAGCCTGCGCTGTTATGCCTCTGCGGCTCAGCTCCCTTGCGGCTTCCTGTCTGTCCCTCTCATCAACTGGTAAAGGATTCTGCTGTGTGTAGCCAGACAAGCCCTCTACGCTCATCAATGACGTAGTAGGCTCAGGAATAAACTGGCGCAGAGATGTTTGCTCAGCCACCGTTAGCAATCCTCATCAGGTCCATATCAGACATCATAGACATCCGGGCCTTGCGCTCCTGCTCATCCATCATGTCGGTCATCTGCTCTTGGTTGTCTAACTGATCACCAAATGCCTTGATGTTGGTGTGGTCTATCGTAGCACCAGCCTTCTCAGCCTCTACCTGCGCCTTGATGCGATTGGTCTGTGCATTGAAGACATCAACCTGCGTTTTGGCCTGCTCCGCTACCAGCTCGTTCTGATCATTCTGTGCTTGTAGCTGTATCCTCAAAGTGTCGTTCTGGACCTTCTGGGCGTCTATCTGGGCCTTCATCATGTCAGCCTGAGCCTTCATCTGCTCTGCCTGTGCAAGCACCATAGCCGGATCAGGAGCCTGCTGCTGTCCTTGTGCCTGCATCTTAGCGGCCATCTCTTGCAGCTCTTCCTCGGTCATCTGGGATTGCGGGATCAATCCGGCAGCAATCATCTGTATCCGCTTCCGCTCTGCAATCTGTGACGCTGCTGGCGTGGAGATGTTCTGGAGCAGAAGGTCACCAGCAATCTGCATCAGGCTGGGATCAGTTTGAGCCAGCGTTGTGATTGCTTCGATGGTCTCCTGCTGACGATTGCGGAAGCTAGGGCCAGCCCGACAGGTAACGTCATACGTTCCAACCTGCAGGTCGTTGACGGTGACAATCTCGCCTGTGGCGTTGTCGATCACCTTCTGATTGATAGGCACCATATCGTAGGACTCATCCTCTCGGAGTATCCTGACCTGACGCTCTGTGTCGTACACCATAGGAATAGCATCTTTCAGGAGCCTTCCTGTAGCCGCTACAGCAATCTCTATGCTGCGGCTGTACTTCATCGTGCTATTGGTCCCACGGTCCTGCAACTGCTTGATAGCAACGCCAGACTGTAGACCGGGATTGTCTCCCATATTGGCAGCGAACATACCAGCCGTCTGACCTATGATTGCTCGCATAGACTCAGATATCCGCGCTAGCCCGGGATTGATCTGACTTCCTCCCTGCTGCTGTGGCACGGCAGGTGACTCTGGGTCTACGTTGTAGAATTGAACCGGATCAGCGTTGGTATTTAGCGTTTGGAGCTGAGTCTCATGCCCTGAAGCCTGAGCCATTGTCATCCAATACTTAGCCCTCGGAGCCAACGCGCCTTCCTCAATCTCACGCGATACGCTGTAGTTCATCACCCGTTGAGGATCAAGCAGCTTCTCAACTACTCCCCAGTAAATAGTCTTATTCTCGAATATCTTAAAGTTGGCGTAAGCTGGGACCACTGGGATTCGGCAAAATACGGTCTCTTTCTTGTCCTCAAGGAAGTCTTTCGCATCAAAAAACCTACTGCATACATAGTGCTTCTTGCGGGTCCGGCGCTTTGCCTCAGTTACACCAATGGCTTCGAGATCATCTACAACCTTCTCAAAGTCCTCGTTGACCTCATGCACCTGACCGTTCGACATCATGACCAGCTCGCGGTCCTCGGATTCAAGATACAGAAACTCACCAACCACAATGCACTCAGCCTTGTCGTAGTATGCTTCGCCCTCTCGGTCATCATCTACGCTTTCACCCGAGCCTTCAGGGAATCTGGCCTCGTATTCATCCTTCGCCATCGCGTGAAGCACGAACGCATAACGACTGTCGGACTTATCCTGATTCTCTGCTGCGGGATCAAACCACACCCGGTCCACGAAGTTACCTATATGCTCAATGGCTAGGTCTTGGTCGAAGCTGTTGTCATCGACGTATTTCTGGACCACGCGCCAGCCATCCATCCCGCCGATCACCATATTGCGAGCGCACTGGGCGTAGGTCGTCTTGGCATTAGACATCTGCTCAATGTTGCGGATGATGCCGTCATAGGCAATGGCAAGGTCTTTAGTTGCATCACCTCCAGCTGGAGATACTCGGATGTCGTAGTCGGATTGCTCTATCTCAGAGGCAACCTGATCCACTATGGGATTCACCATATCGAACGTATAGCGCGGCTTGGCTTCGTTAGAGTTCCACCAATAAGGCTCCCACTGACCATCGCGCTTATCCAAGAACAAATGAGCTTCTCTGACGCGCTCACGGTTGTCCTTGTCTGCTTGCTGGCACTTATCCAGCAGCTCGATAACGTCCTGATGCTCCTCGTAATCTGCTTTGTAGGCAAGATCGTCCTCAGTCGCGCCGCGATCCTCTAGCTCTTTGCCATCATCGTAACTAGCCATAATTCTTCCATCCTGAGAAATTTATCTCTACAGGTTTCACATTTTTAAGTTTTGGCGAGTGCATAGACATCATCAGAGCATCGCCCATATTCGGAGAAGGTATTGAATACGGCTTCTTCGCCATTTCTATCTTGCTCAGTATCTGGATTTTACCAGAGTTTGAGCGCTTCAACGGAATTCTGCAAACCTCAGAGCGCAACTGCTCAATGCTATCAATGTCTGATGACAGGCTAATCAGCTCTTCTGGATTTATGTATTGGCCTTTCACCACCGCGCGGTACGTTGCCTCGAATCTATCCCGCAAAGTCCACCACATCTGAGCGCGCTTGTTGAAGAAGGTTTCCTTGTTGGTCTTAGCCCTCTGACTACCGCCTAGCGTATACGGCATCTCTGGGTCATAAGGTGATTCGGAGCCCTTGAACATATGGTACTCCATCTTCTTGCCGTCTAGCGCCTGATCTACCTGCCGCTTGAGGCTGATGCCCAGACCGTCACAGTCCCAGATGAAATGGTCAGCCTGAGCTGCTACCGCCTTGTCCAAGGCCCAATCCATACCCTCGTTGGCATCACCTGTTACCATTTCACACACATCCAGAATGAC